AGTCCGAAAGTAGAAGATGACCTGACCCTGGTCGTCCTCCATGGCCCAGCCGTCCACGCCGGGGATCGGGTCGAGGAAGTAATCCGCCGTCATGTCGTCGCGGTGGTAGGGGTCGGCCTCGATGAGACCTTGCAGATACGCGCGGTCCTTCTCCTCGATAGGCCGCACGGTGTAGCCGTCGCAGTGGAAGATAGGTTTCATGGAGTCCCCCCTTTGCCGGTGGGAAAGATGCGCGTCTGGGGGGTATTCCCTGCCCCGTAGAACTGCCGGATAAAGGCGTCCGAGGTGCTGGCGATGAGGGGCATCGGCGCGGCCATCAGAGCGCTCCGGGTGAGGGGGTGCTGGGTGGGGGGCGGGGTGGGTTTGGTAGCCCCTTCCGCTGGCTCCCTTTTGACCTGTTCCCAGCCCCTCAGATTGACCCTTGCGGATGCCCTAACGGACGGCATTTTTTTGCTCCTCTTTACGCCCCTGAATGATGTACCGCGCTACCAGCGAAGCGGTCTTTCGAAACTCCCTCCTGGCGAGGAAAAAACCCCCGATAAATCCCACGATAATGCCTAGCGAAAGACCTTCGATTAGATGGCTCATTGTGCTCTCATTTCCTGCCATGTCTGGCCGTGAATCGTGAAGGTTAAAAGCTCGTTGGCGACGTCCTCCGCAGGCCATTCCACCTTCATTTGGAAGTGTCTGCACCAGGCCGTTTTCTGGTTCTGCGCGAAGTGGTAACGGTCGGAATAAAGGCTCTCCGAAGGGGGGAGATTGGTGGGGTCTTGGCGTGTTCTTTTCAAGGACTCAAACGTCCCACCAAGCTCCCCCAACAGCAGCGAAAGAGAGGCGCGAGTCCCAAGCTTTACGCTCTCCAACGTGATGAAGTTGAGGGCTGCCAGTTGGCCGGGTACGGCTAGAACAACGGCTCCGAAACGGGTCATCACCGCGTAGGCGTTGCCGTTGTCCGTATGTGTGTTCTTGTCGCGGTAGAGGACGGGGCCGTCCGTGGTGCCGCTCATCAGCAGGCGGTATTGACCGGGGGTGACTTCGACCGATTGAACGCACCCGATCCCTGCGCCGATGAACGCGCGCGGACTCCACGCGCTGCCGCTTTCGGGCGCGTTGGTCTGCGCCATCCTGTACCAGTGGTTAACTCCGTTGGCGACATACAGCGCGGTTTCGCGCGAGGTCTCTTTGTGGAAGGTGACGAAGCTGGCGGCGGAATCAAACTCGTCTTCGAGACGGTCGGCAATGGGGAATCCAATCTCGGTGATGCCCGCGCTGGGGTCGAGCGACAGCAGGGTGTTGTTGCCGGTGAGCATCATGGGGGTGGTCTTGTTGACCGTGAAGCAGTCGAACGAACGCAGGGGGATGTCTTCGATAAAGACAACCATGTACAACGGATCGGCGTCGGTGGCGCTGCCCAGAATCAGGTACGCATCGCGCACCGTGAACACCACCATTCCCAGCGGGCAGGGCCAAAAGCGCGTGATGCGCGATTGACAGGTGAGGAAGGTATTAAACCCGGCGTTGCCCGAACTTCCTCCCACGACTGCATCGGGTCCGCTCGACACCCACACCACGTTGCCAACCGCTGCAAAAATTCTCCCTAGGTGATAGCCGAGACAGGTTGCGCCGGGGGGCAACGGTGTGCCTTCGCCATTGACCTGCGCCTGCCACTCCGTATTCAGATCGTCGTCGCTCAGATCGTCGACCCATGTCCACGTTTGGCCTGCGCCGGGGTTGGGAATCGTGACCGCTTGCAGGAAGGTTGATCCGCCTTGCGCGGTGCGGAAGATAACGATGCTGTCGACGCCGAGTTGCCCGGTGCCCTGCCCCTGCACGATGACATGGTTTCCGCGCTTGACGAGGATGGTCTGCGACGCCGGACTCATGTTGCTGAGGTCGTTCGTCGAAGACTTCATAAACTCGTAGCCGTACTGAACAGGCGCGGTGGCGGCGACGGCGAACGGGCCTCCGTTCTGCCATACCACCGTGTTGTCGGTGGTGAGCGTTCCGAGTTCATGCCCGAATGCGGGCGCGGTGGTTCCGCTCACGCCGGGGGAGTACACATTTTCTAAATAACCGTCGGGGTCCACGATGGCGGATGCGGCGGTGATCGGCGTTCCGGGTCCGAGGTCGTTCCATGTCAACGCACGCCCGATGCACTCCCAGATGACGCCATTATCGTCCTGGTCGAGTCCCACCCCTGCCTGCCAGCGCGGCTCGGTGGCTCCGCTGGTGCCGGGAGTGGTGGCCACAAAGAACTGATTGGGAGTCGAGGGCGGGGAGACGACGACACCCATGATGACATCACCGATGCTGTAGGCGTGTCCGGCCTGCCATGCCGCCGTGCCTTTGTTCGTCCACGTAATTGTGTTGTCTACTGTGGTTCCCCCTGTCACCGGATTCCAGATTGGCTCGGTGGCTCCGGTGGTTCCGGTGCCGGGGGAATACTGAATGTCACCCCCTGCGGCGGTGACGACCGCGCCGATGGCGAGGATGTTGGCGGTGGCGTCCCAAATATTGCCTGCGGAGTCCAGCATGTAGCCGACAAAGGTCTGACCGTCGAGCGAGCAATTCCAGCCGTGCGCGCGGTTGCCGGGGCTGGCGTGATGTCCGCTCATCGCTGCGCAGGCTACAACGTTGCTCAGGGTGTATCCGGTGGGCAAACCGTACTGCGCATAGCGCGGGACGACCGCGAAGATCATGGCGGCGGTGTCGGTGCCGGTGGTGGGGATGAGCAGCGCGGTCCCGTTCAACACCACTTCCGTCGAGGTGCCTTGTCCGGCCTTCCAGAACGCCGTGAACACACCCGTTTGTCCGTGCCACACGTTGCCGCTGTCGTCGTCGTACAGGTTGCTAATCGTCGGGGTTCCGCTGGTGGCGTCGACCTTGCAGCGAAACACTCCGGTCATGGAATGGTTGACGGGATCGCAACTCACCATGCCGCTCTGCGAAAGACTCAGAGCTCCGCTGAAGCCTGCGGGAACGGGAACGGCTCCGAGGTCCGGACCGCTGCCGAACTGGAAACACAAATCGTCGCCCGCTTCGGTGACGAACACGATGCGCTGATAGGTGCCGCTGGTGCTCAGCGTGACATCGGCCATCGCGGTCGTGTCCCATGCCACGGCAAACCAGTTGCAGGATGCGTCGAACGCATAGCCTCCGCTGCGGTTCTGGAAAGATGACGCCATGACGCCACCTGGCGCGCTGGCCTGATACACGCCTGCGGGCAGTGCGGCGGCGTTGAATCCATTGCCGGGTGTGACCCATGCCAGCAACCGCGAGGGATCGAACGAAGGGTCGGGGAGGGGAATCGCGCTGCCGCTGTCGTAGTTGGTTCCTGCCAGCAGCGCCACACGTCCCCCGCTCAGGGTGGGGATGATTTTGACGTTGCTGGGAACACTGACCAGGTTATCGACGATGAGCATTCCGCTGATGGCGGGGGTGTTGACCTGATATGCGGTGTTGGGTTGCCATGCGGGGTAGTTGTTGGGGCGCGGGGTCTGCGTGACCTGCGGCGCGTTGGGCGGGGCCACCACTCCCCACGCGCTCTGTACTCCGCTGCCATACTCCCACTGAATGTTATCGACGCCATCGGTGAAATAGAGCGTGTTGCCGACACCCAGGAAGAACGCCTTGCCTGCGCCTGCGCTCTTGGTGAAGATCGGCGCGGGAGCGGGCAGGTCGGTGGTGATGTCATAGATGGTGCCGCCTCCGAGTCCGGTATCCGCGAGGACACGAATCAACTCATCGGTGGCAGTGAAGGTGTTGAACGAATAGAAGCGATTGACGGGCGGAATCGACGCGGAGTTATAGACACTCGATCCGGGGCGGCGGATGAGCGTCAGGCGCGTGGAGATTTCGGAATTGAAGCCGTCCAGAATCGAGTCCTGGCGTCCCATTCCAGAGCGTTCCTGATACTCGGTCGTCGCGGCATCGCGCAGAAAACTGCGATTCGACCATAGGCCGGTAAAGATGCGGCTGGTGTGCAGCGGGGCGTAATTGCTCGGCTCCGCGCTGGCTCCGGCTTGTTGCAGGGCATTGGGCATCTCAACTGTTCCCCCTTGCCTGCGCGCCTTGTTGGACGCCGATGCTTTCGCGCTGCTGCTGGCCCATGACTTCGAGGAAGTTGCCGAGAAAGATGTTGCGCTGCATCGCCGTCAAGCCGTCCTGCGCTCCGAGGAGATGCGCGGCGAACTTGCCTAAGAAGATCGGCGCCCGCGCGTCCTTGGTGAGCAATGAGACGAATCCCAGAAATCCCCAGTCGTAGATAAACGAGAGGTGATCCGGTATGGGGTTCCATGAGTTCGCGAGCGAGGACATCAGCACCGGCGCGCGCTGGTAATAGCCGTCGATGCTGTACGCCACGTCGGGCAGCGTGTTAAGTCGCAGCGTCACCGTGCCATCGGTTTCTACTAAGTTCATCGCGGCGGAACTAGGCCGCTTGATGGCGCTCTCGCCTGCCAGCGATTGCACGATGTTGGTTATCTCGTTGACCTTGTCGTCGCCATCGGTGAGCCAGATTTTCTCGGTGTATCCGAAGTCGGGAAGATCGAAGGTGTAATCCTGCGCCCATTGCGTTTCGCCGGGGTCCAAATCGACGTGAAAGGTGCCGCGATTCCACGGCCATTTGAAGGGTGCGGAAAGCATGGTCTGCTTGGTGAGGTTGGCGGCGGTGAGCGCGGGTTCATTGTTGGAGATGTTGACAGGCTGATATTGCAGGAACGGCATCGAAAAGAGCGCGCTTGCCATGACATTGCGGGTGACACTCATGACATCACCTCGCTATACTGGACAAGCACACTCCTGAATGGCGGCTGCTGATTGCAGAGTTGTGGGGAGCGCAGTTTGGCTCTCATGAGCGCGATTGCGCTTAACGCAATCAGCCCCCAACGTTCGAGCGTTGAGGGCTTGACGGAGTGAAACGAATGAAGGTGAGCTATAAAACCTTCAACGTTCAGATGAGCAAAGAAGAGTTGTACATCTTCGCTTACCTGTTTGTGCGGCTTCTTGAAATGACATTCAAGTAGTCGCGTCCAACCCGGAACGGTCAGTAGCCGCTGGCTGTTCCGTCCCCTCATTGTAGCAAACCCCTGCATTGACTCATCTCCAGCCGTAGCGGTACGGGTAGGGTCCGGGGTCCGTGGTGTAGCTCGGACTCATCACGGATTTGTCGGGGAAGAATCCGCGCGATTCATCCTCGCGGTCGTTGGTCTTGGTTTCGGCCTCCATCGCGGATATCCACTCTGCTTTCATGGCCGGGTAGCGGGCCTTGACTGCGGGGTTCGCGCTGTAGCGGTGCGCGTAGGCGATACAGCCGTCCCGGAACCATTTCTCGTGATCGTCGGGGATGGGTTCGATGAGTTGCTTGAGCGAAGTGAAGCGCGGCGCTTTCTTCTGCCCGAACAAGCGCATGAGCCAAACTTGTCCTCCCTTGGGCGGCATAGGCGCGAAGCGGAATCCCTGCGCGTCGGGATCGGCTACGGTCCAGATACAGGTGCCGTCTATGACCTGTGCGCCGATGGGATAGTTGGCGGGCGGGGCGGTGCCGTCCGGCCAGGCGGGAACCTGCGGGGCGGCGTCTCCGGTGATGCCATAGCTGGTGAGCACGAGAATGTTGCCCGCGTCGTCGGTGATGTTGGTGGGCGGGTTCTCCGGGGTGTCGGTCGCGCCGATGGGCTGGGTGTACGTTTCATTGGGACCGGGCCACTTGCCCTGTTCCAGATCGCGATTCCAGAACCATGCCACCTGATAGGGAAATCCGCTTTGCACGTTCGACATATCGAGGTCGCGCACCGCGTAGATGGGCCAGGTAGGGGGCGGGTAGGTGGAGTTATTGACATCCACTCGCAAACCGTTTTCCAGCCAGCCCAGAGTCTTGAGCGCGAGTGAAGCGTAATCCTGCTGGAGAGACGTGAGGGGGAAGGGGGCAATTTTGATCCGGTTCCACTTCCACGGAAAGCGGGTTGCGAGCATTTCCTGCATGACATCATTGGCGATGGTCAATGCAGGTTCGTCGGCCCATCCTCCGGTGTGGTCAAGGACGGTTTGAATGTCGCCAATGGTGGCGATGGAATCCATCACGTCCTGCAACTGGATCGTTGAATTTCCCACGGCTCCCCCTCGCGCTTACTTCTTTTGCTCGGCTTCCTTGTCGCGTTTAGCGCGCGCGTCCATCTCGCCTTTGAGCGCGGCTTCCTTGGCCTTGGGATCGTTCTCCTTCTCGACTTCTTCGAAGTTTTCTTCGCGGGCCTTGTCGTTGGCCTCTTTGTCGTCGGCCTGCGGTGCCTGATTCTCTCCGTGCATCTTCTGGGTGGCTGCCGCGCCTGCGGCCATCGTCAGGTCCGCTACCTTCGAGTTGTGCTCGGCCTGCGCTTCGGCCTCGGCTTCCAACTCTGCAACGTGGTCGCTGTGGCTCTTGTAGGGTGGCGGCCAATCGACAAGGTTCTCGCGCTTCTCGTTGGCCTGCTTGCCGCTGCCTGCTCCGCGCTGATCCTTGGCGGGCGGGGGCGGTGGCTGTTTCTGGTCGTGGGCTGGCTGGGTGGACATGGCTTCTTTCCTCCTTGGTTCTGGTTCGGATCGTTTGGGCGTGACGGTGCGCCGATGCACCTGTTTGTTGGGCGGGGGCAACGGCTTGCGGGCCTTCTTGGGAATAGTCTTTGGCATGGCGTCATGCAGCTTCGTCATACGGGGTGAAGGTAAAGAGCACGGTGCCGCTCGGCTCGTTATCGGTGGGAAGGGAACGCATCCGGCGATACTCCGCGAGTTGTTCCTTGTACTCGGCTTTCTGCGCGGGCGTGGCGTTCTTCGGCAAGGGTTCGGGCGGTGCCCATATGCCGATGCAGCGCTGACAGACAACGATGGTTGGACCGTGCGAAAGCGTGTGATGCACTAGCGCGTAATTCGCATCGTTGCCCTGGTACATCTGCGCGGTTCCCTTGCCACCTTTGCGGTGCGCGCAGTTGTCTTGAATGGCTTTCTGGTTGGCCTTGTCGCGGCGTAGCGTAAGTTCGATGGATTCGCTGCGGCTCTTGCGCGTGTCGCGCTTCGACTGGCGCTCGCGGGCCTGTTCGCGGGCCTCTTCCAGTTGTAGGTTCTCTAGCTCCTCTTGAATCTTGTTCTTGTCCGGCATACCGTTTCACCTCAGATTTTTGGGAGAGAGGACGCCGTCACGCATCCCCCCTCCTTCCTTGCAGGTCCGCTCCGAACGCCATTCACGAAGTCCGAAGGAAACGGGGCCTGCAAAGCTGGTTAACTGATCGTGCTAACCGCGTCGATGTAGCGGAGACGCTGGACCGGGTCCGGTGGCAGCGTGGCCGTGAACATCGCGTTGTAGCTGGCAAATCCGCCAATCATGCGCGAAGGATCGTACCCGCTCGGCTCCGTCAAGCGGCGCACCCAGACGTTCAAGTTGCGCCAGTTGCCGTCACCAATCTGTGTGTTTTCTTTCGCGCCAAAACTTATCGAGATGACGCCATCTTTCCCGGTGAGGTATATCCTCAGTCCGGTTTGCGAAGTGCCGCTGTAGTTGGCGGTCGCCTTGACGAGTGTGGATTGAAAGAAGCTCGCGCCTCCCCAATCCAGAACGGTCACGGCGTCACCGTCCGGGGCGGGCAGTTCTTTCAACCGCTCGTTGCCCTGCGCAGTGCGCTTGATGACATCAGTTAAAGAATTGTTGGCGGTGTCAACAAGGATGTCGCCCACGGTGAAGGGGTGGACGACCCCGAAGTAGCGGCCATCCTCGAAGGGCAGGGCATTGACGCCTTGCAGCGATTGGACGGCCGTGGTGATGTCGCCGGTCTTCACCGTCGCGCTTCCCACCTTGGACAGATGCCCTACTAGGGCATCAACCGCGTTGGCTCCGTCGGCGGTGTTCTGGATGATGACGTTGACCAATTGCGCGAGACGGTAGGCCATCTGCACGCCTAGCGCTTCAAGGGCCGGATCAATGGCCGTTTGCAGCGCGTAGGTCGAGATGTTCATATAG